ATATCCTGACCTTTCAAGTGCTCAGGACGTGCACCACAAATTACCTCATCAGAGGATTGGAAACTAACATGCACATTACTATCTTTTCTGTACATGTAAGCAATAGCATCTACATCAGCTGCTGACAAACTCCTGATCTTGCCTGTTAAGTCAATATCTTTTGCTGTCAACTCTTGACCATTCTTCTCAATACTCTTGTCTTTCAAGTGACCTACAAGAATAATGTGTGGTGCTAATGTATACAACTGATTCAACACCTTGAAGAAAGCCTCACGTAGGTATAAATAACCTGCACCATTTGGTAGTGTAAGTACATTATCACCAGTGAAACTCTTACCCATTGGTGTCATCTGATAAAGTTGTTTTGCTAATGGTAGGACCATCTCCTCAAGCTTTGTTACAGTGTCGAGAGCAATGTATTTGTAAGGGCATCCCTGCTCCTTGATTGCTGTAAACACTTCACTCAACTCTTGAATGTTGGTTGCTTTAACTTTGAGAGCTTCAACATAATCAGAACCACTTTCGAGGTCAATGATTAGGCATCCTTCAAGTTGAGCTAAAGCAGTGGTCTTACCACACTTTGGTTGTGAGTACAAGAACAACTTCTTAGGGTTCTGTGACTCAGGTTTAATTGGTTTTGTTGGTAATGTGATTGCCATTATTACTTGTTTTACTATTAAAGATACGAAATTTTTGTTATTGGTTCAAGAACTTTTTAAGGATATCTTGATAGTCATGTTTGGCATCAAATCCTGTAAATTCTTTTGCTGGAGGTAATTCTTCAAACCTCAGAGTAGCACCATCAAACAGTAAACCTTTCTTTACATTAGCAGAACCATACCTATTCTTAAGTATGCTAATACTCCTGTAATTATCACCAAGGAATTCTGTATTGTAATCTTTGTGTGATTTAATCCCATAACGGTCAGGTGCAAACAAACCAAGCACCACGTGACAATCTCGTTGAGTGATTTTGATGTCACCCAAACCATCTAATGATGGTTCAAGTTTATCTTCAATACTCTCACCTTTGACTGTGTATTGTTGCTTTTCTTTATCTGATGCTTGTTGTTGTACATTCACTACAGTGAACCCCCAATGCTTAGACATTTGTTTTCTGCAGTACTCTGTTGAATAATGCTCAATAGTTTCATACCAACTCTTAAATTGTTTCTCTTGAGAGAGTAGAGAGATATGGTCAACTACCACAATGACATGTTCATTAGATGTGTTTTCATAGTGTGAATACACTTCAACTTGCTCCGTTACAGGGTTACCTGTGACATCCAGTAACTTAGTACCATCCTTGTTGGTTTTCTCAAACTCCTTAGTAACATAATGATGCTTACCTATCTTTTCTGAGTAGGCTCTGCAATGTTTATATATTCCATAAGGGTTAGAGATGGTATCAACAATCTCCACATTTGTGAAGAAGTCCTCCATCTCTTGTTGATTACTCTCCAACATCTGGATAATATCTGGATTTAGTTTACAACTCTCATCTACATTCTGAAGAATATGCATATTCAATCTCTTATGATACTTCTGTTCAGTGAAGTACAACATAATTGAATCAAAGAATTCTTGTTTGGATTCTTCTAATGCGAACCACATTACTTTGTATTTGTAGTTTGGATTAATCTTAGAATACAGATAAGGGACAATTGCAAAAAGGAATTTAGTTATCTGAGTTTTACCAACACCTGAGTTGGCAGTTACTAGAAACTGGTTACCTTTTTGGATAGCAGGAAGATAACGAGAGAGTGCAGGTAGAAATGGTTTAAGAGGTACACCATTTACTATTCCTTGTTTCTCTTGTTCATAAAGAACTTCATAATTCTTTATTAACTCTTCTACATTAATCATAGATCAATATCTTGTCTATTGGGTAGGAAATCAACAGAACTCTCATCCTCATACCAAATCTTCCAATCACCATCACGAAAATAGTTTAGGATTGTTTTGGGGTGCGTGAGTTTCTTGTAATACTTAATTGTGCAAGCTGCCAAACGTTCGATATCAATTCCCTCTGAAATGATTTTTACGAACTCTGTTTTGGCAGATGGAGTGTAGGACAAAACTGTATATCTTGAGGTGCCAGAGTTGGCAAAAGTGGGGCAGCCATTTTGTTTTAATACATGGACGAACTTCTCAAACATCTCCTTATCACTCTTCACTTTCATCTTGTCTTTCAACTCAACAACACCACTTGCACCAACATCTCTCACCCATTTGTTACTAACAATAATCTTATTGCTCACAATGGATATGTATCCATTATCCAGTAACCATTTGTGTACGGAATCTATAGTCATAAATAAATTTAGGGTCAATTCTTTCTAACGCTGTTTCTACATAACCCTCATCAACAGTTCCCCTCATCCTAAAGATGTATAGTTCAGGTGCCTCACTCCTCAATACCCTACCTAACACTTGTGAACTACTAACAGAACCATTGTCCACTTGAATCATAAATCCAGCATCAATGTTATGCAAATTTACACCTTCTCGGAACATCTTCACAGCAAATAATTTGTTAATTTTTGCACTGTTGAAATCATTAATCATGTCCTCACCATCATTGTCACTCTTAGAATGAATGATACACTCTGAAGTACCAAGTTCCTCGCATTGCTCAATGTTAGTAGCAAAGCAGATGGTTCTCTTATCTTCATACTCTTTCATTATCTGCTCCACTCTGTCTGTCTTACACATACCAATGAAGGTCTTACGTTCACCAGCTTTGTGTAGCCATCTATTTTTAGCAAATGGTTGACGTAGAGAGAAGTAAACTTTCTTCAAGTAATCAATCTCATTACTAAGCATCTCATAGTATTCTTTCTGTGTGCACTTAATATGCAACACATAAGGTTTACCACTCAAACTTATTAGCATACTCCACATATCCTTAGCATCAATGACAATAGGCACCAACCCTTCAGTTTTCTTACTACCCTTTGTCTTAACATAGATTAGATTAGACACAGTATTATCTAATGCACAATCTACAAGATAAATCTTAGGGCATGGTAAGATACCAAGGTTGATTGCATCTGATGTGCTAATAGTCCACCAATGTACAGTACAACTATCACAGTACAAACTCTTGATAATCTTCTTCACCTCATCTTCAATAGTAC